ATTTGAGAAGATACAAGGAACTGTGAACGATACGGTGCAGAATGTTAATCAGGCGTCCAAGGATGCTTCCAGCGCATCGCAGAATGCACAGAAAGCGGTTGATGATATCCAGTCGGCAATCGAAACTGCCACAAGCAAAGCGAGTGAGGCGGCCGGAAGTGCAACAGCAGCGGATACCTCGAAGAAAGCGGCGGCAAGTAGCGCAGCGGCAGCGGATAATTCAAAGACACAAGCGGCAGCATCGGCAGTGGAAGCAAAAAAGATTGCTCAGGGTTTGGGCGATTTTGACGGAATGGCTGCGAAAGTCAAGACTACCGATACATACGGTTTGGTAGTGAGTGCCTTGGGGGAGAGTACCGCGCAGGCGCTGATTGACGCGATCGCCAATAAGGTTATGAATGAGCTCATCAACAAAAATAAGATTGTAAATAACCTTTTGGCAACGGATGCCTCCACCGTTCTGGCAGGAACGCAGGGCGCGGCGCTGGATAAAAGGCTGGTGGCGGCAGAGAATGCGGTTACTAAGTTAAATAGCGAGGCTTCCACTCATCTAAAAGAAAGTGGTAGCGAAAATAGCTTTTGCGCTGCTTTTCAATCGAGA